ATTAACAACAATTTTCATTTTTTTGTCAGCATCTAGGGGCTACAAAACAAAAAGTACAAAACACAATTCATATTTTGCTGAAAATCAATGAGTTATGTTTTGCCGATTTAAAACAAAAAGTACAATTGCTTATATTTTGCTTTAATTTTTTGCCGTTTTTTGAGCATATAATAATGTGCTGCTTTAATTTACCTTAAATTTTGCTTAAAATAAGCGACAGACGGCAGATCAAAAGAAAATAGTACATTTATATAGGAAAGGGCTGGAAAGGCTGTGAAACTCGCTTAAATGCTTCATTTTAGGCGGGTTTTTGTGTTTTTGTGGGTGAGGCGAAAATTAAAGGCAAGTTAAAGGCAAATTAAAAGTGATTTTTTACGAGTTACTGCCGAGTTAGGGTCGAGTTAGGGTCAAATTAGGGTCAAAAATACTCAGATACACATACCACTGAGGTTTAAAAAAACACTTAAAACATAGCTTTTTTAAAGATACACCACCCTTTAATACCATATTTTAACGTTTAAAAAAGATAATAAAAAAGCTGTAAGTCGCTGATAATCAACAAATTGTGATAATCTTTCAATTATTTTTGTAAAATTTTCACATTTTTTTTGCATAGTTCGAAAAATAGTTATATCTTTGTCGAAAATTTTAAATTTTAAAACACGGGTTAAAGTTAAATAAAAAAAATAACATGAAAAAAACAAGAATGATGATAGTGATTGATACGCCAACAAGAAAGAGGTTACTTGATTTTTTTAAGGTAAGCTACCCTACTTTAAAATCTGCTCTTGAGTGCAAAACTCATACTCCGCAGGCTAAGAAGATTAGGAAAGCTGCATTAGAAATGGGTGGAAGAGTTTTTAGTTCAGAAAATGGGTTTTAGGTAAACAAAAAAACTCCCGATTGGCAAGCTCAAGTGTTCGAGCCACTTGCGGGAGCAAAACACAAAAAAATATAAAAATATGAAAACAGACCAATTGTATTTTAGATTTGGACAAAGCGAAAGCGAAAAACGAGCCGCCGAAAAAATAGCAAATCTCTATAGAGAGCATCAAGATCCTTCTTCAAAGTGCCTAACTGAAGAGTTATCGCCTAGCGCGTCTTTTCGCCAACTATGTCCTGTGCTGGTATCGCTTCAAGAAATTTGGCAAGATTGTCATAATTAAAAAAATTAAAAAGTTAGAAAAGTAAAATTAGAAAAAATTTCCGAATGACATACATCAGGGTTCAAGTCCCTGACGGAAGCAAAGAAAGAATGAGAGATGTATATAGAGATTGATGGCATATTGACAATTACTGTAAATGACTGGATTGATGCAGGGTTGACTGAAAATCAATTTAGAAATGACAGCAAACGTGGCTTTCTTTCTATATATAGACGTGGTATAAATGGCAACACGCTAATTGATGTGAGAAGCATTAAAAAATATGATAGAATAAAGGCTATAGAAGCGAAATTTGGAAAGATTGAAGCCGAGAAAAAAGAATACAATATATATAAGGTAGAAATTGACACTGAGGCTCGTGAGTTTTTTACGTCTTACACAAAAGAAGATGGATTGCCACTGAATCCAAAGGTGATTGAAGAATATGTGAATAGAGCTTCCATTTTTAAAGCCTTGAAAAGCGGCTTGGCAAAACAAAGAGAAGCGAGAGCCAAGCACGGAAAACGCATTCTGAAGGGTGAGTATTGGGAAAATATGACAAATTGGTACCAAGAGCAAATGGCGGATTTCCCATGTAAAGCAATTACAAACCCACGCTCGCTTGAAAGAGCCTTTAAAGACTATTTAAAAAATGGTTATTTCTCAATAATACATAAGAATAGCGGCAACGATGCTGCTCGCAAAGTTTCAAAATCAATCGAAAAGTTGTTGCTTGCAATCTGGAGAACGCATGACAAGCCATTTGTAAACGTGGTTCACGAGAGATACTTGGAGTTTGTGAGCGGAAACCGTGAGTTATTTGACAGAGAAAATGGCGAGGTATTTAAGCCTGAAGACTTTAGACACAAAGGCAGGGCAATGGAAATCAGCGAGTCAACCGTTTGGAACTATCTAAAGGACGTTGTGAATTATACATCTGTTTATGCGGACAGAAACGGCAATTTTGACTATTCTGTTTCAAAACGACCTAAGCACTATAGAAGCGTTGGTCAGTACTCGCTTTCTAAAATCACGATGGATGACGCTACTCTTAGCCGTAAGAGCGTGCGGGGCTGGGTTAACAAGTACTTAGCGATTGATGTAGTTAGCGGATACTGGTTCAGACCTGCCTATATCGTCGGCAAGCCGACTATAAACACAGTGATAGAGTGCTTTAGAAATATGTTTTGCGAGCTAATTGAGCTTGAATTGCCAATGCCTGCTGAATTAGAAGTTGAAAACCACCTAATGAAAGATATATCGTTTTTACAGGACATATTTGCATTTTTAAGATTTTGCTCAAGTCCCGTAGAAAAGCGAGCAGAGCATGGCATTAAGTCTTTAAAATATGGAGTTGCAAAGAAAAACGACCATACACGCGGACGCTGGTTTGCTCGCAACGAGGCATATAAAAGTGTTAGAAACAAAGTGAAAGGCGATTTTGTAGAACCTGAATTTCAGCCTCAAACGATAGTTGCTGATGATTTGGCGGACATTGATGAGCATAACAACTCATTGCATCCGCTACAAAAGAAATACCCCGGCATGACACGCAAAGAGGTATTTTTGAAGTACTACAACCCAAATCTGAAGCCGATTGAGCCATATTTTTTGTACAAATTCATTGGCAATGTTACTCAGACCTCAATTTGCAACAACGATTACTGTCTTGTACAGGGCGAAGAATTCGAATTAGTAGATTACAACAGTCTTAGACGTCTAGTGCCAAACAACACAACAGTTGAAGCTTACTGGCTACCGAATGAGAATGGCAGCATTGAAGATGTGTTTTTGTATCAAGGCGACACATATATAGGAATGGCTACAAATCGCAAAGATAGAGCTTATAACGAGTGTGCAGTTGAGCGTACTGAAACTGACAACGCTAATATGCTTTACCAACACAAGCGTATTGCAGGCTTTGATGCAATGATAAAAGAGGAGCGGCGGTCTATACCTAAGATTGCGACACTTAACAAAGAGCTTGAGGAAAGCACAGAGCGAATTAAAGCAGAGATAGTGCCGCAAAAGCAGGAGGAGATTATTTACGACAACTTCGAGGAGTGTGAGGAGGTGGACTACGCTGCAAAAGCCATAAATGACATATAAATGAAAAACAATTAAAACACAAAAAAATATGATTACAAATGAATTAAAATCGAAGATCCTTGCGGAAGCTAAAAATGCCCGCAAAAATTTCACAGGCAGCGATGCTAAATTCGCTGTTACTCTTGGAATTAGTGCCTCTCAGTACTCACGCGTGATGAGCGGTCAAATTGACAAAGTGCTTAGCGATGCGAACTGGATTAGCATTGCTCGCAAACTGAACGTGGCTCTTAACGATGCTCCAAGATGGGAGGTTGCTAACACGCCCGTCTTTCAGTACATAACAGCTCAGCTTCAAAAATGTCAAGCTGAAGGGATTAGCTCGCTGTTATGTGATTTTTCGGATATTGGCAAATCTTTCGCTGCAAAACACTATGCAAAAAACAATAAAAACGCCATATACGTTGATTGTTCACAAGTAAAAAGCAAACAAAAACTGATTAGATATATCGCAAAGGAATTTGGGGTGGAAAATAATGGCAAATACGCCGAAGTCTATGAGGATTTGGTGTTTTACCTCAAAACTTTGAACCACCCCATTATAATTCTTGATGAGGCTGGTGATTTACAGTATGATGCTTTCTTAGAGGTTAAAGCATTGTGGAATGCAACCGAGAACTACTGTGGCTTCTACATGATGGGTGCGGACGGTCTAAAAGAAAAAATGCACAGAGCAATTAATAACAGGAAAGTCGGTTACACCGAGATTTTTAGCCGCTTTGGAAAAAGATATGGTCGTGTTATTCCGATAGATAAGGCGGAGAGTGATAAACTGTTACATACAACTGCCGCAATGATTATCAAGGCAAATTCAAGTGGTAATGTAGATGTAAATCAGCTACTCAGAAGAACTATCGGCGAAGACGGCAGACCATCGTTAAGGCGTATTCACACAGAATTATCAAAAGTTAGTTAAAATGAAAAGAGCACTTTCGGTTTCAAATGTTTTAAACGCAAAGTTCAACGTCTTAGGCTTTGAAGGAGAATGGCTTGATGCTATCGGTAAGCCTGAGTTAACTGGCTCATGGCTTATCTATGGCGACATAAAAAACGGAAAGACTTCGTTTGCAATGCAGCTCGCTAAGTACCTGACAAATTTCGGCAGAGTGGCTTACAATTCGGTGGAAGAAGGATTAAGTCAAAGCATTAAGGAGGCGTACGAGCGAGTGGATATGTCAGAAGTAGAAGGTAGGCTGATTTTGTTAGATAAAGAAAATTTGAGCGACATTCATAAACGATTAGCAAAAAGGAAATCGCCGCAATTCATTTTTATAGACACAGTGCAGTTTTGGGAGCTAAATTTCCAAGAATATAAAAAGCTGAAGTCTGCGTTTCCAAACAAGCTTTTCATTTACATTTCGCACACAGACGGTCGTAAGCCTGACGGCTCAACAGCATTGAGAATATGGAGAGATGCTAACGTGGCGATTAGGATTGAGGGTTTTAAGGCATTTCCCATTGGCAGATATGGCGGCGGCAGCTCTTATGTGATTAATGAGCAATTGGCAAATGAATACTGGGGATCAAATTAAAAACAAAAAATTATGGAAAAGTTATTATACAACCCATTTAAAAGAGAGTTAATCTGCATGAAAGATGGTAAGCCTGTGAAAGGCTATATCGGCGACAATGCCGTGAAAAAGCTCTTTGAATTAATAAACAAAAATATAGAAGTAGCTATGGTAGATGACAGAAGAGCAAAACTACTAAAAAAATACCACACACTCTGCTCTGTGCTTAACATCAGCGCGGAAAATAAAAAAGTGATTGTTGGTGAATATGGTAAGAGTTCATCAAGGGAGCTGTCTTGGGCTGAGTTGTCGGAAATTTGCACAAACCTTGAAAAATTGCAAAGCGGCAAGCAAGGCTCAGAACTTGACAAGGCTCGTAAAAGAGTGATAGCTGTTATTGGTGCCTACCTGCGACAGACAGGTCAGAAGGAGAGCATAGACATCATTAAAGGCATAGCCTGTAGAGCCACTAGTTATGCGAAATTCAACGACATTCCCATAGAGAGATTGAGGAACATCTATTATTGTTTTAAAAACAAGAATGAAGACAAGAAAAATATTGACTCGCTGATTGGCGAGAATTTGACAAACCTATCAAATCTAAATTAATATGAAAGAAAAAGTAAAAAAAGTTACAATTGAAGAAGTAGCCGAGCAATATCAGCAGCTCGACAGAGAGATTAAAGCATTGGAATCGAAGCGGAAGCCATTAAGACAGCAATTAATTCACTATGCTGAAGTGAACAAAGCGAGTTTTGACGAGGCTTTTCAGCTTAAATTCCCAAACGGCACTTACATCAGCTTGAGAGTGTCTGATTGCATTGATGGCGACGAAAATGCAAAAATTGAATTTGCGAAAAGCAGCAATTTGGTCAAAATAGACTTAGACGAGAAGGCTGCTCTGTTGGAGGTGCAGAAAGATACTAAGCTGCGTAAATTGCTAACGCAAATGGGTTTACGAGTAGCTCAAAAAGAGACGTTTGCGGTTTATGCTGGCTAAATTTACCAAGTCCCAAAAGTGCTGGTACCGCAACATCGGGAATGGAGGTTGAAAAACCAGCAGGGTTCGATGCCCTGCCCAGCACCAAAAACACAAAGAAAAATGGAAAGTATCAAATTTTCAGTTTACGCACCAAAACCCAAGCAGGTGGTCATATTTGAGTTCTATATGAGCGGCTATCTGAAAGCCATATATCTCAATGATAACGCAAAGGGTGGCTTTGTCTCAAATTCAATCGCTGAAGCTCCTGTGAAGATTGACTATATAAGCGGGAAGATACCACCACAATTTGACGGCATGAAGCAGGTAGGCTGCATTGTGAAAGATATTTCAGTAATAGACCTAAGCTTTGAGAAATTTTGGAACACGTATGCCTACAAGCGTGGCAATTTAGCCAGGTCTAAGAAACTTTGGGCGAAGTTGTCAGAGCAGGAACGCATTTTGGCTCTCGGCTTCATTGCTAAGTTGAGAGTGGTTTACGAACAAGAACGCAAAGATATGCCGTATCCTGAGACATATCTATCACAAAAAAGATGGGAGAACGAGCTATGAAGGCAAAGCTAAAATTAAAAAGCAGCCAATATGAAGGCTTAGCCTCAATGATTATGGTTTTTAGCGAGCTGTTGGAAGAGCATCTAAATAAGGAACTAAAATTGCTCTGCAAGCCTATAATTGACAAACTTTACGAAAAACTAAAAAGTAGATGGAAGCTCAATCAAAAGCAATACACCATCACTCTTAATGATGCAGAAATGCTAGCGATTTACACAATGCTTGAGAATGTATTTGAGTGCTTGGGCTCGTTGGAACAGGCGGCGGGCTTGAGTTTTTATGAATTAGTTGACAGAAAGGTGGTGTCGGTATGAATGTGAATGAGATTTTGGAGGCAGTATGCAGCACATTTGCTGTAAGCCACGAGGAACTTAAAGGCAGTTCTCGTAAAAGGCGCATAGTTGAAGCTCGTGCTTGCTTTGCGATACTAAGCGACAACGAAGGCTTTCACCCAAGCGTTGTTGGGCGGATGATGAATAGAAACAGAACTACTGCCATATATTACAAGAACAATTACCCGCCATTTATAAAATATGACGAAAAGCTGAAGCTGCGGTTCCTCAAAACAGTAGCCAAGATGGGTAGCGACTTGGAAAAAGGAATAGAGTTAATTGAAAAGTATAACAAAAAATTACAAGAAGATTACTATGACTATTATGCGTAAAAGAAAATGCCTATATATCGCTGGCAAAATCAGCGGAGAAGAATATATGAATGCTTATCTCAAATTTGATGAAGCTGAGAGAAAACTGAAGCCTGTTGCTAAGGTGATTAACCCGATGAAGATTTGTGATAAAGACTGGTCGTGGCTTAGGTGCATGGTTATTTGCCTTTGGAATTTGATTTTCAAATGCAATCGAATTTATGTGCTACCAGATTGGACCGAAAGCCGTGGTGCAAAAACCGAGTTGTTTGTAGCTCTATTGCTGAGAAAGGAGATAGTGAGATGAAAAAAATAATGTTTAGTGAAAAACACGGCATGATGGATGCTGTTTTGGGAGGTTGCAAAACGATGACAAGGCGGCTTTGCAACATATTGTCAAAAATATACTCAAACGGTTTGTGTATGAGCAGTGGCACTTGTACACAATTTCAAATTACAGAAAAACGCTTGTGTGCCATTTCTTATATACAATGTTATAAGCTGGTGCGGTATTATAGTACAGAACTTGAATCGAAGAACTGAACTTTTTTCTTTTCTTTTTTAGCGTTGGTAATCAATTAGTTAGAAACAAAATGAAAAATAATTTAAAAATTTATCTTCAAAAGTTTGCAGATACAAATTATCTTCGTATATTTGTAGATAATAATTAATCAATAACAATTTAAAACGAAGAAATTATGAAAACTTACACGGTAAACATCGACAGAAACGAATCAAGTGAAAACATTGGAACTTATGAAACACTTGAAAAAGCAAAGCAAATTGC